TCTCAATTAGGTTATGAACAAGGCAAGCTAGCTGAACTTAAAACAGCACAGCAAATGCAAGAAACTGCGGAAAAAGAAAAACCCGCAGAACAACCAATTCAACAACCTACTCAACCTACTGTCAGAGATCCTAAAGCGGAAGCATGGGCAGAGAAAAATGAGTGGTTTGGTAAAGATAATGCTATGACTTACACAGCTTTTGATTTACACAGGAAACTAACAGAAGAAGAGGGTATGGACCCTCAATCTGACGAATATTATGCGGAAGTTGATAAAAGAATAAGACTTGAATTTCCCCATAAATTTGATACATCTGTTGAAGATAAAACTACTAGTAAACCTACACAAACTGTTGCATCTGCAACGCGTAGTGCAAAGACTGGTAGCAACAATAAAACTGTGAGACTCACTTCCTCACAGGTCGCAATAGCGAGAAAATTAAGAGTGCCATTAGAAGAGTATGCGAAACAACTTATGAACACGAAGGAGGAATAGGCATATGGAAAAAGAAAACCAAACTCGTGCGAGCCAAAGTAAAAGTGATTCTACAAAAGTAAAATCACAAGCAGCAACGGTAAAACCAAAAACTGCGCCCAAACCTTGGACTCCACCATCATTCTTAGATACGCCCAACGCGCCAGAAGGATTTAGACACAGATGGGTCAGGGTAGAAGTCAGAGGATTCGTGGATACGAAAAACATACAAGGACGCTTAAGATCCGGGTATGAGTTAGTAAGAGCCGATGAATATCCAGAAGATGACTTCCCAACAATCGGAGAAGGCAAATACGCAGGGGTGATCGGGCATGGCGGCCTAGTGCTGACTAGGGTACCGGAAGAGATCGCAAGGTCGAGAGAAGAGTATTATAGAAAACAATCTCAAGACCAACAAACAGCAATTGATAACGATCTTATGAAGGAGCAGCATAAGGGTATGCCTATCGATATTGATAGACAAACTCGTACAACCTTCGGTGGCAAGAAGAGTTAAAAATTTTTAACAAATCAACCCAGCGAATAACATAAACCGTACTGGAGGCCTTTTCGGAGGCAGGTACATAAGGAGAAACGACTATGGCTAACGCGTCAACAACTGGGTTCGGTTTTAGACCCATTAAAAAAGTTGGTCAGAATTATAATAACGAAGGGTTGAGTGAGTACTCAATTGCAGCTTCATCTGCTTTAATTTCGCACGCAGCAATGGTGCAATTAACAGCTAACGGTGTAGTGCTTGCTTCTGGTGATACAGATGCAAACAATTTAGGTGTACTCAACGGCGTTTTTTATACTGATGCTGACACTAATAAACCAACGTTTGCAAACTTTTCAAAAGCAAGTAACACTGCTACTGATATTGTTGCATTCGTAAATGACGATCCTACAAATGTCTATGAAGTAATGTCTGCGGACACTGCTTTCAACCAAAATGAGGTTGGACACTGTGCGGATCAAGTAGGTGATGTAGGGGTTACTCCGTTGTTTATTTCGAAATCAAAAATTTCGGCAACAACGGCTGCTTCTATAGCACAATTAAAAATCCTAGGGGTTTCCAGAGATCCTGATCATTCTGATACAACTGCTGAGGGCTTTGCTCTTAGAGTTATCATCAATGAACACGTCTTAGGAAACAACGTGGCAGGTATATAAGGAGGTTATAAACTATGGCTATATCACGTAATCAACTAGTTAAAGAACTAGAGCCAGGTTTGAACGCCTTGTTCGGCCTGGAATACAAACAGTATGAAAATCAGCACGCTGAGATTTATACTACTGAGACATCTGACAGAGCTTTCGAAGAGGAAGTTATGTTATCAGGATTTGCTCAAGCACAAGTGAAACCAGAAGGTTCAGCTGTTACTTACGAGAACGCTCAAGAAACTTTCACAGCTAGATACACTAACGAGACAATTGCTCTCGCTTTTGCTATCACTGAGGAAGCTATTGAAGACAACTTGTACGACAGACTGGCTTCTAGATACACAAAAGCTTTAGCAAGATCTATGGCTCAGACTAAACAAGTAAAAGCAGTGGCTCCATTAAACAATGGTTTACCATCTGGTTCATTCACATCAGGTGACGGTGTAACTTTATTCAACACTTCTCACCCAACTGTGGCTGGAACTTTCAGTAACACATTGTCAACTGCAGCAGACTTAAACGAAACTTCATTAGAGCAAGCAATGATTGACATTGCAGCGCTAACTGATGAAAGAGGTTTAAAAATTGCAGCTAAAGCTACTAAGATGATCATTCCATCGCAACTACAATTCACAGCTGAAAGACTTATGGCTTCTGCTGGTAGAGTTGGAACTGCTGATAATGATATCAACGCAATAAGAAGCATGGGGATGATTCCTCAAGGCTACTCTGTTAACAATTTCTTAACAGATACAGATGCGTTCTACATTATCACAGACGTGCCAAATGGTATGAAACATTTCGAAAGATCTCCATTGACTACTAAAATGGAAGGTGACTTCGATACTGGTAACGTAAGATACAAAGCTAGAGAAAGATACGTCTTCGGCGTTTCTGACCCTAGAGGTATTTTTGCATCACCAGGTGCTTAATAAGTAATTTTTGTGGCGGGACACAGTCTCGCCACAATTAAGACATAGAAAGGAAAAATGTCCCCTAAACAATTCAGAGTACAAATTTATGCATATCGATACCATGCAGATTTTGTTATAGAAAGCCTTGATGGCCCATTAGATATAGAAAATGCCATAGTTGACAAACTAGGAAATGGTGATATAAAATGGGAGTATCTTGGAGAAATGAATGATCCCAAGATAAACAGAATAACCTATGAGGAGGTTATGAATGGAGGAGATGATGCAACATCTACAGGATCTTTATCAGAAGAAAAGAGGTCTGGATCTTCAATGGGAGCAGGAGCATCTTAAAGAGGGTAGATATACTCTCGATATGGTTAAAATTGACAGAAAAGTCAGAGAAGTTTTAAACCATATAAAACTTGCAGAAGCTAGAAAAGAGCATTTGCAAAATAAAATTGAGGAATCTGCACCCCAAGTTTCAGTAGCTACTTAATAAAAAGCTACATCGTTGGAAAAATCCAATCCACATTATAGGCCCTCTTGCGCTCTACTCAAATCTAGTATACAAACAATTTACTATACAAATTATTAATATTTCACATAGACGCGTATAGTCGACGGCCAAGAGACTATGTGATCTAAACTTGGAGGATATAATTATGGCAAACACTACGTTTCAAGGACCGGTAACATCCAAATCAGGATTTATCACAACAGGTCCGGCTAATGTTGTAGACGCTGATTCAAGCGTATCATTAACAGTTGCTACTCACTCGGGTAGAATTGTACACAATGATGCGGCAGGAGCAGTGACTTACACATTACCAGCAACAAATGCAAACTCTGATTCTGCAGTAGCAGGACCAGGTGCTGATCTAAACAACCTAAGTAATGTCGGTGCAAAATTTGAAATCTTTTCTTCGATCACAAAGACTGGAGATATGGTTATTCAAGTTGCAAACGCAACAGACGTTATGATTGGAAGTTCATTATTTATTGATGATTCTTCTGATAACGTTGTCGGTTTTGAGACAGCTTCAACATCTGACACTATTACTTTAAACGGTAGTACAACAGGTGGTGTAACATTTGCAAAAATAGAATGTACTGTACTTGCTTCAGGTAAATGGAAAGTTGATGTGATTTCAGGATGTACTGGAACACCAGCAACTCCGTTTAGCGCGGCAGTAAGTTAATAAATAATTAAAGTGCTCCTTCGGGAGCACTTTTATAAGGAGAATAATAATGGCAGCAAAAACTGACATACAAGCAACGAGATCTGATGCAGCTGCAGGCGCAACTGCAATAGTAGCTCCACCAGTAAGATTAAGAGGTATAATTATTGCCTCTGATGGCGGTGGTGCAGGTGTTTTGGAACTTACAACAACATCAAACTCAGGATCAACTTTATTTCTTGCAGACGTCCCAACAGGTGATGTAATTAATTTTAACTTTCCTGAGGATGGGATTTTATTTCCAAAAGGAATTTTTTGTAAGACTAAAACAAATATCGCTGCTTATACTTTATTGACAGACAAATTTTCTGGTCCAAATCTAAGCTAGGGGGTCTGAGTGGCTAATGTTACTTCGAGTTCTTATGTTTTTGATAAGAACCTAAGCATTGATGAGATAATTGAAGATGCGTACGAACGTATCGGTATGCAAGGAGTCTCTGGCTATCAGTTAAAGACAGCTAAGAGATCCTTGAATATTTTATTTTCTGAATGGGGAAATAGAGGTCTTCATTTTTGGGAAGTAAAAAATCAAAACGTAAAATTAGTTAGTGGTCAAGCTGTGTACACTTTCTTTAGATCACCTTCTGATGGTGCCTCTGAGGGAATACCAACTACTATATCATCAAGTATTAATTCAAGTGTAACTACAGTTCCCGTTGCATCTGTTACAGGAATGCCAACTATAGGCGGAACAATTACTATAAACAGTGAACAAATTTCCTACACAGGAATATCAAGTTTAAATTTAACAGGATGCACTAGAGGAGTAAACGGCAGCACCGCAGCTTCTCACACTTCTGGAGATGCAGTTACCCAGTTCCCTAATGGAATGACAGACATACAAGAAGCAAATTATAGAATAGCTTCTACAAATGTTGACACTCCAATGACAAAAATAAGTAGATCTCAATATCAAGGTTTTTCTAATAAAACAGATACAGGTACACCCACACAATATTGGGTTCAAAGATTTATAGATAAAGTTACAATGACTTTGTATTTAACCCCTGGTGCTTCTCAAGCAGGTAATTTTATTAACTTCTATTATACAAAAAGAATTGATGACGTAGGTGCATATACAAATGCAACAGACGTTCCATATAGATTTGTGCCGTGTATGATTTCCGGTCTAGCTTATTATTTATCAATTAAGTATGCCCCTCAAAGAGTGCAATCATTAAAAATGTTGTACGAAGATGAATTATTAAGAGCTGAAGATGAAGATGGTTCTTCTAACTCTACTTATATATCACCTAAAATATATTACCCAGGTATTGGTTAATGGCTGTTTTTTCACAAGGTAAATATGCTTTAGCTATTTCTGATAGATCAGGCATGGCTTTTCCGTATAACGAAATGGTTAGAGAATGGAATGGTGCCCTGGTCCATGTTTCAGAATACGAGCCTAAGCAACCACAATTAGATCCTACACCTACAAGTGCAGACCCTCAAGCTTTACAAAGAGCAAGACCTGCAAGAACAGAATTTAATACACAAGATTTTTTACCGTTTGATCCTTTTGAAACTGACTCAAGCACAACTTTAACAATTTCTTTTCCGTTTAGTAGATTAGAAGTTGATGATGTATTGAGGTTTGAAGGTGTTAAAGAATCTGTCGGAGGTGTTTCAATAGCCAACTTAGAATTACAAACAACTCTAAGTGCGAATATAACTAGCTCGGCAACAACTATATCTTTAACTGATGGGTCTAATTTTCCAAGTTCTGGATTTATCATGATACAAAAAGTTTTGACATCTGATGATACATCAAATCCTTTAGAAGTTGGAATGTTTCAAAATGAGATTATTGAATACACAGGAAGATCTAGTAATGATTTAACTGGATGCACTCGTGGAACTTCTGCTAAATATAGAGGATACACACCACCGTCTACAACTGCGGGCAGCCATGATTCCGGGGCCAAAGTATTTGGTTCTTTCAAGGTTGCTTCTTTAGTAGAAACAAGTTATGTTAACGATGCTAACACTACGGTTACAGAAAAAAATAGTTTTACTGTGACCCTACCAAGTGCAGCAACGAGTACAGTAACAAGAGGAGGAGGATTTAATTGCGTTGTTAGTCCTCTTAACGTAGAGAGTTTATAATGTCAGGATTAAGTGCATCAGGATTAAAAACACAGATTAGAAGCTACACAGAAGTAGACGATACAGTTTTAACGGACGCTGTATTAGAGAATATTATTTTAAACGCTCAACAAAGAATTATGATGGACCTGCCTATCGATGCAGATAGACATGTTCAAGAAGGTACTTTAGTTGCTAACGATAATACCATCAATGCACCTGCAGGATGTTTATTTATCAGAGGAATAGAAGTATTTAATTCAACAGCTAATACAGAAGGCAATGGATCTTGGTTAGAAAAGAAAGATCAATCTTATTTGTCTGAGTTTACTGATAGAAAATTTGGCCCTTCTGGCGAAATACAGGCCCCTACAGACACAACAAACTCTGTTACAGGGTTTCCTAAGTATTATGCTATGTTTGGAGGAGCTACGGGGCTTACAGACACTACTTCTGGAGGTATGTACTTTGCTCCTACACCAGATCAAAACTATAAATTTAGAGTATATTACAATAAAGTTCCTGTATTATTAGAAGGTACTAATACTAACTACATAAGTTTAAATTTTCCACAAGGTCTGCTATATTGCTGCTTGGCAGAAGCTTATGGATTTTTAAAAGGTCCAACAGATATGTTGACATTATATGAACAAAAGTATAGAAATGCAGTACAACAGTTTGCAGGAATGCAGATTGGTAGACGAAGAAGAGACGATTACACTGACGGAACTGTTAGAATTAAAGTCCCTTCCCCGTCACCGTAATAAGGAGAAAAAATTATGGCAATAACATCGGCAATTTGTAATAGTTTCAAAAACGAGCTGTTGACAGCTACGCACAATTTTACAGCATCAACTGGTAACAGTTTTAAAATAGCTCTGTATACTAGTTCTGCAACTTTAGGTGCTAGTACAACGGCTTACACAACTTCAAATGAAATCACAAATTCTTCAGGTAGCGCTTACACAGCCGCAGGAAAAGCTTTGACTAACATCACTCCATCTTTAGATGGATCAACAGCTTGTGTTGACTTTGATGACGTAAGTTTTACTTCAGCTTCTTTTACAGCTAACGGATGCTTGATCTACAATGATACAGCAACTGGAGATCCTGCAGTTTGTGCTGTTGCATTTGGTGGAGACAAAACAGTTTCTTCTGGAACTTTCACAATCCAATTCCCAGCTAAAGCAGCTACAACAGCTATAGTTAGAATAGCATAAGGAGGTAAATCCTTATGGCATCTATCTGGGGTGGAGATAGTCCTTCAGTAGCCTGGGGAGAAAACTCCTGGCAATCAAACACTGTTTCAATTTCTTTAACAGCACCGTCCGCATCAACAACTTCAGTTGGTTCTATAACAGCCTTTAACCAAAACGGTTGGGGTGGAGCTCAATGGGGTAATGATGGTTGGGGTGTAAACTATTCTGTTGCTTTAACAGGTTTACAAGCAACATCTGCATTAGGAACACCGCTTGCTGAAGAATTTTTAGATGTTCCTTTAACTGCACCTACTGGTTTAACCTCTTCATTAGGATCTTTAACTTTAGATTTAACTTCATTTGCAGCTTTAACAGCACCAAGTCAAATGACTTCTGAAGTTGGAAGTTTTGATAATGCTGGAACACTAGTCGGTTGGGGTAGAAATGGTTGGGGCGAAGAACCTTATGGAGATTCATTTAATAAACTAGTTCAACCTACAGGAATTAGCGCAACAGCAAGTGTTGGAGCGATAGCGCCTGCTGACGTGGTTGGATTAACGGGAGTATCATCGACAGCGAGTGTCGGATCTATTAATTTACAATTTACGTATTCTTTAGATGGACAATCGGCTACAGCAAGTGTTGGATCTATCGTACCTGAAATAGGTGTTCCATTAACAGGAGTATCATCAACAGCAAGTGTCGGAGCAATTGTACCTGAGATAGGTGTTCCATTAACAGGAGTGTCAGCAACTGCATCTATTGGTGACATAACCGTAACAGAAGTATTAATAGTTAGAATTGGTCAAGATGGTGTAGATACACCAGCTATTTTAACTTCTTCAGTTGGAGCTATTATTCCAGAAATAGGTGTACCAATAACAGGAATAGCAGCAACTTCAGCAGTGGGTGCAATAGCACCTGAAGACGTAATGGGATTAACAGGTTTAGAAGCAACTTCAGAAATAGGTACAGATGGCTTTGGAACCATAGCATATAAAGATATTGACATTACAGGTAATACATCGTACACAGACATAAATCATGCTGCTTAATTGATTAAGGAGAAAATAATATGGCATCAACATTTACAGCGCTTGGCGTAGAATTAATGGCAACCGGTGAAAATGCCGGAACTTGGGGAACTAAAACTAATACCAATTTAAATATTATTGAACAGATATCTGGTGGTTTTACACAGCAATCAATTGCTGGTGGTGCACAAACAACTACTTTATCGGTATCTGATGGATCAACTGGTGCTACTCTTGCACACAGAATGATAGAATTCACTGGTTCAATCACAGGAAATCAGGTTGTAACAATACCTTTAGACGTTCAAACATTTTATTTTTTAAGAAACTCAACTTCAGGTGCGTACACTGTACAGTTTAAATATGTATCTGGATCTGGAGATACCTTTACTTTTTCAACTACAGACAAAGGTGATCAATTAATTTTTGCATCAGCTAACGATGGGACTAATCCTGATATAATTACTTTAAGCTTTGGTGATGTTACATTAACAGGCACTGAAACCTTAACAAATAAAACTTTAACTTCACCGGCAATCGGAACATCTATTTTAGATACTAACGGAAACGAACTAGCTTTACTTACAGCTACAAGTTCAGCAGTAAACGAATTTACAATCGCAAACGCAGCAACAGGTAATGGACCTACTTTTTCATCTACTGGTGGGGACACAAATATTGATATTAATATAACGCCAAAAGGAACTGGAGACGTGGTTCTTGCAGGTGACACTGTAAAAGTTGGAGACTCAGGGGCAGCAGCTGTCCTAACTTCAAACGGTGCAGGAGCACTTACAGTAACAACTGGCGGTACAGAAAATTTAGTTTTAAGCACTAACAGCGGAACTAACTCAGGGACAGTTACTATTACAGACGCAGCTAATCAAAACATTATAGCGGCACCTAACGGATATGGTAATTTTGAAATATCTGGCTTAGGTAAAATTGATGCTGTTATGGAAACAGCAACTATTGCTGCAACAGGAACTACTGGAACAGTAAACTATGATGTTCTTACTCAAGCAGTTCTTTACCATACTTCAAACGCAGCAGGAAACTTTACAGTAAATTTTAGAGGCGACGGTTCAAATACTTTAAACGTAATTATGGATACAGGAGAATCAGTTACGGCTGCATTCTTAGTAACCCAAGGTGGTACTGCTTACTACAATAACGCAGTTACAATTGACGGATCAAGTATAACACCAGAATGGCAAGGTGGTTCAGCGCCTACTGGAGGAAATACTAACTCAGTTGACGTGTATCAGTACACAATTATCAAAACTGGGGACGCGTCGTTTACAGCGTTTGCGTCACAAACGCAGTTTGCGTAAGGGTAATTTCGGGTTATGGGATTCTTATTCCAAACTGGATTCAGAGGAGTTAAAAAGGAATAGAAATTATATGTTATACTGTGCAGCAAAAATAGATGAAAATAATGTAGTTACAGATACTATTGTTGTGGATGATACAAATATTAGAAACAATAATGGAAATTTGGACGACGATATTTGTACAACTTTTTGCAATGAAATAAGACAGACAACTGGCAACTGGAAGTGGGCAGGAATGTATCAAGAAGATCAAGCTTACGTAAGAAAAATAGAACCTGGTATTGGAGACAATTGGGATCCAGGATCTAATAAATTTTATCAAAAAAAACCACATGCTTCGTGGGTTTTGGACTCTGATTTAAATTGGCAGCCACCGGTCCCTAGACCAAATAATACTACAAAATGGATTTGGAGTGAGGATACACAGGCATGGGAATTACCAGAACAACCATTTGAAGTAAGTACAAATTATTATGACGAGACTCCGGGAGATCCGGACAACGACAACTACATAGGGAGGGCAGAAGACTAATGCCATTATTAGGATCAAGAGGTGCAGCAGCAGCAAGAGGCTTCGGTTTTGGAGGTGGAGCTGAAGATTTTATGGAAGCTACAGGTGGATCAGTAGCTACTTCAGGAAATTTTAAAATACACACATTTACATCATCAGCTAACTTTGTAGTAGATGTAGAATACACAAATCCAAGTGAATACCCTGTTCAAGTTTTAATCGTAGCCGGCGGTGGCGGCGGTGGAGATGGCGGCGGAAACGGCGGCGCAGGTGGTGCTGGCGGGTATCTCGAAGGAACATTTACAAATTTAACAGCAGGTTCATATCCTGCTTCTATTGGAAATGGCGGAAATACAAACAACAGTGGAAACGGTAGCGGTCAAGCTGGATCTAACTCTACATTCAACGGTGCAACTGCTAATGGCGGTGGATCCGGTGGCGGAGGTTCTCAGTCGGGAGGAGTAGGCGGAACAGGTGGCTCTGGCGGCGGAGGAGCTCGAGGTGGCGGCGGAAGTGCTAACCAAGGTAACTCTAACGGATTAACTGGATACGGAAACAGCGGTGGCGCTGGTTCGCACAACACATGCTCAGGCGGTGGCGGCGGAGCAGGCTCTGGTGGTCAAGGTTCAAGTGGCGGAAACGGCGGTAACGGAAGATCGTGGCCTGGAAATTCTACAACTTACGCTGGAGGTGGCGGAGGCTCACGTCAATCAGGACCTGGTCCTGGAACCGGAGGAAACGGTGGCGGAGGCCCTGGTTCTCCTGGAATCGGTGGAACACCTGATAGTGGAACAAACGGATTAGGCGGTGGAGCAGGCGGTGCCTGTGACTCAGGCCCAGGTTCTACTGGTGGTTCTGGTGTAGTAATTGTTAAGTATCAATTCCAAGCAGGTTAATATTGCATCTCATAGCTCTTTCTGGTAGAAGGGGCGTATGAAAGACAAAAAGTATTTTAGCATTAATGTCGTTGATGAATTTTTCGAAGACCCTAAAAAGGTTGTAAACTTTGCAAACACTTTAAAGTTTAAAGAAGGTCCATATGGTCGTTGGCCAGGTGTAAGATCAGATGCATTACATGAAGTAGACTATAAGTTTTTTATCTCTGTTTTATCTAAAATATTTTCTTTGTCTTTTGACTACAAGCATCACAATGTAAATTGGGATAACGTAGAAATGTATTTTCAAAAAACATATCCGTATGATGATAAAAATAAAGATAGTATTGTTAATAAAGGTCTTGTTCATGCAGATGGAGATTATCCTTTAGTTGGTTTAATATATCTAACAGAGGGTGCTGATATTGAATCAGGTACTTCTATAGTAGAACCAATAAAAAAATACACAGAAGCACAAGCTAAAAAAGAATCAGATGTATTTACCAAAAGAAAGATTAAGTTTTATAAAAAATTAAAAGATGAAGTAACTAAAAAAGATTTAGATAATTATGGTAAATTAGTTAAGGACTGTAATTCTAAGTTTTATGAAAAATTAAAGGTTAATAATATTTTTAACAGAGCTTTGTTGTATAACGGAAACGACTACCATAAAGCTAATTCTTTTTTTACAGGAAAAAAAGAAAGACTAACATTAGTGTTCTTTGTTAAAAACGTACAGTCTACAGGGTTTTTTCCCTTACAGAGACTAGACGCTAATGCAACTATTTTAGATTATGATAGCAATAAAAAAGAAAGCTATAAAAAAACAAACAATACAAAACATTGAAGATATAGTATCTTCTTCTTTGTTTTATTGGAATCTCTACGAAGAAACTAGAGAAGGTAATGTAGCACTAAATAAAAAATATAAAACTGAGGATACACATCAATTAGTGCATCCTGTTTTTAAAGTAAACCAACAAAAAACTAGCCCTTATTATCCTGCTTTTTTAAATCTGTTTCAAGAAATAATTAATAGCACAGTAAAAAGAGATGTCATATTACTGAGGATGAAAGTTAATTTATTATTTAAATCAAACAAAAAAATAATAAACCCTTTTCATATTGATGATAAGTTAGACAAAAATTATTTTTCAATGATATACTATGTAAATAACTCTGATGGAGATACTGTAATATATGATAATAAAAAACTAGTTAGAGTTAAACCCGAAGCAGGAAAGATTTTAATGTTTGATGGATCGTTATACCATGCTTCTAGTAGACCAACTAAAAATAAACTTAGAAAGGTAGTAAATATAAATTTTAAATATGCTTAAATTAGACTCAGGTTTACCCGAACTAGAAATTAATTCTTGGTTTCCAACATTAATAGGTGTTAGTTTTTATAAGAACCATAACAAAGAAGCGCCAGGTATTATAAAACACTTAGACTCACAAAAAAAGTATTGTAGTAAATCCATAGGACAATCTAGTTTTTATTTACACAGTTGCCACAAAGATAAAAAATTAAAAAATTTAAATAAATGGATACAAGATAGAGTTAATGACTATACAAAATTTAATGGTTTTCCAAAAAAATGTAAACCCGTTGAGTCATGGTTTCATTGGTATAAAGAAAATAATTTAGCTGATGCACACGTTCATTTGGGTAGAACTATATCCACTATATATTATTTGCAAAGTGACCCAGATGATTCAAGAGTAATATTTCATTCACCTCTTCCGGTGGACATGGCTAATCCTTTTGACACTACAGCTAATGATAGTAAAGAAAGACACAAAAAAGATCATACGCACACAGAGTGTTTTTATAAACCTATTGAAGGAATGCTGTTAATATTCAGGTCTTATTTATGGCACAAAGTAGAGTTAAAAAATAACAAATTAAAAGATAGAATTATAATTAGTTGGGATTTAAAATAATGTTTGTTAGGACATCATATTGGTATTTTAAGAATGCAGTAGATAATTTTTTTATTAACTCTTTAAATGAAGCCGTTAAAAAACAAGAAACTATACGAGGCAAGATAGACGGCAAAAAAGTTGACAGTAAAAGACGCGAGTCTGATGTTAAGTTTATATCTGAGCAATGGATCTACGATGCATTACTACCATATATAAGAACAGCCAATCAATCTGCAAAATGGAATTATGATTTTGATTATTGTGAGGCGGCTCAATACACTATTTATAAAAAGGGCCAACACTATGGTTGGCATACAGATATGGCTGATGATCCTTATGACACAGAGGATATAAGTTTTAAAGGTAAGGTTAGAAAATTAAGTTGCACATTATTATTAAACGACACTAAGGAATATAAAGGTGGAAGTTTTGAATTTGATCTTAGAAATACAAGAGACAAAGAAAACATTGTCAAAGTAAAAGAACTTGAAAACAAGGGGGATCTAATAGTTTTCCCATCTCATCTTTGGCACAGAGTAAAACCTGTTACTTCTGGCAAAAGATTAAGTCTAGTAGTTTGGTTTATAGGGCCACCATTTAAATGAGTTTTAAAAAACAAAAATATTTAGTTATTAAAAATGCTGTGCCCAGGATGATAGCAGACTACTCTTATCATTATCTGTTATTAAAAAGATCTGTTTTTTATAAGATGGATACTTTAAAACATTTTGGGGATTATGGTGACCCCATGGTGCCAAATAGTTATTGTCATTACGCCGACATATTAATGGAAACATTATTAGTTGAGATGCTTCCTTTGATGAAGAAAAAAACTAAACTTGATTTAATACCTACTTACACTTATTGTAGGATTTATAAAAAAGGTGATGAATTAAAAAGACATAAAGATAGACCAAGTTGTGCGGTATCAACAACTTTAAATCTAGGTGGTGATCCGTGGCCTATATATTTAGAACCTTCTGGTAAGAAGAACATGAAAGGAATTAAGATAGATTTAAAACCAGGTGATATGTTAATCTATGATGGTTGTGCATTAGAGCATTGGAGAAAACCTTTTAAAGGAAGAACATGTGCTCAGGTTTTTTTACATTACAATACATCGAACGATGAAAAAAATAAATTTGATAGTAGACCAATGTTAGGACTACCTTTGGAGTTTCAAAATGCCAAGACCAAGTAAACCTAGAAATCTAGCAAATAAACCAAAACATAAACATGAACCTCTAGAAGCTCATGTTGGTCCTCACTTTATGGTTGCAACATTTAGAGGGCAGTACAAAGGGATATCTGACGAACTAGATATTAGAAACACGGACTATTATAAAAAGAAAGGTGGTCAAACAATTAACTTACATAAAGATCCATACTTTAAAGACTTAATTAAAAAAATAAAAATATCTGTACTTTATGTTGCAGAGCATTGGTACAAAGTTATTCCTGGGTACAAAGTAGACGTTGTTTCCCTATGGGTCAATTCAAATGAAAAAGGTATGAACCACCCACCCCATAATCATATGAATACTTTTTTAAGTGGTACACTATTTTTAGATGGTGATGGCACAGACTATCCACCTATAAAATTTATAAGACCCTATCCTCAACCAAACCTACCTATTATTAAACAGTATAATCAAATTAATAGTAATGTATGTCATTTCGCTTGTGTGAAAGATAACTTTATAATATTTCCTTCATACTTTTTTCATTACGTAGACACCAATCAAAATAAAAAACCCCGTATATCTATTTCTTTTGATACAGTATTACGCGGTAAGTACGGTGAGATAACTAATCAAGGTGAGACTGTGGGACAGTTTAAACTTTAATGTGGATACATACTTTTAAAAAACACCCTGAGATAAAAGAACATCTTTTAAAATTAATTTCTAACATACCACCAACACGTGTTGAAGAAGCGGGTGATACTATAAACCACTCTGATTTCTATTTACCTAAAAGTTTTGAAAGAGAATACCTAGAGTATTTTTATCATAACCTTAAAGATCACATGGCTATGTTATGTGACTTATTTAAATCTAGGACTTGGAGTATAAAATCTGGATGGTTTCAACAGTATATAAAAGGCGATTCTCATAACTACCATAATCACGGAGAGTCTCAGTTTGCAGGAGTATATTATCTAGAGCTTCCTAACAAGTCTATGACTACTGAGTTTTTAGATGGCACTAGTGTAGATGCTAAAGAGGGGGATATTATTATATTTCCTTCCTATAAATATCACCGGTCTAAAAAGAATACTTCCAAAAAGCGTAAAACTGTGATAGCTTTCAACTGTTCCTTTGATGTTTGGAACGGTAATAAGGGCTAGATTTTAAGTAAATCTCAATATATAACCAATTATTATGCTACAAAAACTAGGTTTTTTACCAGGATTCAATAAACAAGTTACTGAGACCGGGGCCGAGGGTCAATGGTTTGATGGTGACAATGTTCGTTTTAGATATGGCACACCAGAAAAGATAGGTGGCTGGGAGCAGTTAGGTGAGAATAAACTAACAGGAGCGGCAAGAGCCATCCACCAATTTGAGAATAATAACAGTCTTAAGTATTCTGCCATAGGCACAAACAAAATTTTATACGTTTATGCAGGTGGTCAATTTTACGATATTCATCCTATTAGAGCCACATTAACTGGAGCTAATTTTACCAGCACAGCTTCATCAACAACCGTTACTGTAACATGTTCTAGTGACCACGGATTATTAGAAGATGATATTGTTTTATTCGATAGCGTAACAGGGTTGAGTGGATCTACATTTACCAATGCAACTTTTGAAGATGTAAAATTTATGGTTGCCTCAATTCCTAGTTCAACCACTTTTACTATTACAATGGCCACAGCAGAAGCAGGAACTCCTGTAACTAACGGAGGATCTGCATCAGTGCTTTGTTATTATAGTGTGGGTCCATCGCAACAACTTGGTGGATTTGGATGGGGAGCAGGTAACTGGAGCGGTCAAACCAGCGGAGCAGCAACTACCACTCTTGCTTCGGCGTTAACGAATACCACTGACACAACTGTTGTATTAACAAGCAGTTCAGCTTTTCCAGCATCTGGAGAAATTAGAATTGGTACTGAGGATATAAGTTATACATCAAACAACACGGCTACAAATACTTTGAGCGGAGGAGCCAGAGGTGTCAACGGAACAACCGCAGCAACACACAGCTCAAGTGTTACAGTCACAAATATTTCTGACTTTGTTGCATGGGGAGAAGCTTCAACAGCGCAAGATTTTACTATTGATCCTGGACTATGGGTTTTAGATAACTTTGGTCAAAAACTAATAGCACTTATTTATAATGGTCCTTGTTTTGAATGGGACGGAGCTCCAACAAATGCTGTTAACGTTAGAGCAACTTTATTACCAAATGCTCCAACTGCATCAAGACATATGTTGGTATCTACACCAGATAGACACTTAGTGTTTTTTGGAACAGAGACACAGGTGGCTGCGAGTCAGACACAGGACGATATGTTTATTAGATTCTCTGATCAAGAAAGTATTGATCAAACAAATTCTTATACTGTAACTGCAAACAATACTGCGGGTACACAAAGACTGGCCGATGGATCAAGGATCATGGGAGCGATTAAAGGTAGAGACGCTATCTATGTTTGGACCGACACAGCTTTATTCTTAATGAAGTTTGTAGGCGCACCTTTTACTTTTGCATTTGAACAGATAGGCACAAACTGTGGACTGATTGGTAAGAATGCATGCGTTGAAATAGATGGTGTAGCTTATTGGATGTCAGAGAATGGTTTCTTTACTTATGATGGACAATTAAAATCATTACCTTGTTTGGTAGAAGATTTTGTATATGACGATATTAATACTGTAGGAAGAGATCTTATTAATGCAGGATTAAATAATTTGTTTGGAGAAATCAATTGGTTCTACGCTTCAGCAAACTCTAACATAGTAGATAAAGTTGTAACTTATAATTATTTAGATTCTACAGGTAAAAGACCTATCTGGACAACCGGAACATTGGCTAGAACAGCGTGGGTAGACTCTGCTTTATTTGGTAAACCACATGCAACTTTTTATGATTCATCTAGCAATAGTTCTTATGATGTTGTCGGTAACACTGACGGCTGCACAATATACTATGAACACGAAACAGGGACCGATCAAGTTAACGCTGGTGGTGCTGTTACAGCTTTGATAGCAAATATATCTTCAGGAGACTTTGATATTACACAAAGAAGTCAACGAGGACAGAGCGTAGGAATGCCTGACTTAAGAGGAGATGGAGAGTTTATAATGAGAATTAGTAGGTTTATACCTGATTTTATAGATCAGACAGGAACAACAGCAATTAAATTTAAGACAAGAATTTACCCAAATAGCACACAAGTTACAAATAGTTTTAATTGTACTTCCTCTACGACTAAAAAAGATGTAAGAGTAAGGGCTAGACAAATTGCATTAGAAGTTGCAAACACGGGCGCTAATGAAGACTGGAAATTAGGGACGTTTAGATTAGACATACATCCAGGAGGTAGAAGGTAATGTCGGTAGATAAAAAAATTAATTATGAAATGCAAGGCAAAGAAAAGCCAGCAAAAAATTATTTAGGTAAACAAAAAACTGTAACAGTACCTGTTAAATGGAAGTCAAACCCTAAAGCTCCCGCAACAGAACTAGCTTATATTACTAAAGCTGAAAAAGATTTATTAGTTAAAAAAGATATACACGGATCTTTGAAGAAAGGCCCTAACACAGGTCCTTCTGGAGTCATGTCTTTAGACTCACAGGGAGACTATACTCAAGATCGAAGCGCTAAAGGAATACAAAGAGACAGTAGTATTGATCCAAGAGAAAGAGATCAAAGAGAACAACAGATGAAAGATCTATTAACAGGTAATGTTACTAAAGGTCAAACGGTTGAGAAAGGTCCTAGAACAAGACAATACTCAAATCTTCCAGAAATTATGAAAGTTAAACAAGATGATGGAACTTATAAAAATACTTACATAGGTTCTGCTTACAAATCTTATGGCACACCAACTTTTTTAGGAAACTTATTTAGTAGAGGTGCTCCAGGTTACAGAGGTATAAAAGGATTATCTGCTTTTGGCACACCTACCTTTACACCTTATGAAACTGACGGAGAAGTAGGACCAGACGGAACAACAGGTTATTTTACAGATGATCAAGACTTTGCAGAAATGAGACCTGCAATTCCAAGTTTTGGAATATTAGGACTTTTAAGCAACCTAGCAAAAAGATTTAGAAAACCAAAAGACATGTCTAGATTTAATGATCTACAATTAGTTGATGGAGAGTTAGTAGATAACCCTGATAATAATATAGTTTTACCAGATAGTGTTAAAAATAGAAGTATGGTAATTAGTAATCCTTTTGACAAACCTTTTAGCACATTTCTTCCTAACGCAGGTTCAAAACGAGTAAATACAATAGATGCAAATAAGATTATAGTTCCAGAAAAAAAACCAAATCGAAGTTTAGATATATTTGATGAGTATGATTATGGAAAACTTCCACCTCTCAGTGTAAATGCAGCTGATGGTTTTGTAAATGACGGTATAACAAACACCGATGCGTTTACCAATGCTAATTTTAATTATTTTATGGATGATTATACTAATCAATTAGAACAAGGTGAGCCTATAAGTACTGATGAACAGATATTTCTTGATAATGAAATTTTTAAACAAAGGTATCCATAATGGCAAAGATAGCACAATCATTTACAAGAGGTAGCGAAGAGTACGACAGAAGAACTTTTGATTCTTTAATCAGGGATCTAGATGGCGTTGTCACAAAATTAAATACTTCTTTTCAAGAGGAAGTAAAACAAGAAATAGAAGCAAAAACTTTCTTCTTGGAGGGATAGTGGCTGTAGTAAATGAGTTTAAATTTTTTGGTGTAGATGACGTTACATCATCAGCTGCACAAACTATGTTTGGCACAAGCACTGTTGCTGGTGTGGCTACACAAAACCCATTAATTAACGAAACGTACATAGTTAAGTCATTGAAAGTAACGTCTGCAGGCACGCCCACCGTTACTGTCACAAATAACTCTATAACAACAATAAAAACAGCAGCTCTTACAGCTAATGTTACACAGGAATTATTAACCCAACCGTTAATAGTAGAAGGGAACACAACTTTAACAGTAACTTCAAGCACCACAGATTCCTTCGATGTGGCCATAAGTTATTTAAACATTAAAAAGGAAAGATTAGACTAATGGAAATATTAAAACCAGCAAAAGTAGAAGAAACCTACAGACATAAGAAAACAGGTGAAGTTTTTAAAGAAAGAAAAGACTGGCTAGCTAAGGGTTATAAGCCAGAGGAGATGGCTCAGGACGTAAATGTTATCATGCCTCCTCTTGATTTACTTAGTAAAACAAAGTAAAACGATAGATTAAGGTAAAAATATGGCGATATCAAACATGCAACAACCACAACAAATACAGGGCGGAATAGGGTCTTTAGGAGACCCAAGACAGCGTTACTTTCTAGGTAAGCTTGTAAAAAAAGCTAAACGTGCTGTTAAAAAAGTTGTTAAAAGTCCTTTAGGTAAACTAGCTTTACTTGGTGGTGGTGCTTATTTAGCAGGAGGTGCACTAGGTGGCGGTGGCGGTCTAGGTAATTTTGCTAAATTGTTTGCAAAGACTAAAGGTTTATTTGATCAAGGTAATTTACTTGCACCATTAGTTAGAAATCCTGAAACAGGGGCTTTTAGTTTAGGCAGAGCCGCTCTTACAGGTTTAGGTGCTGCAGGAATAGCTGCACCTTTTTTAATGGGTGGTGGTGATGAGGAAGAAGAACAAGTTGTAGAACAAATAGATCCAGTAGCAATCAGACAAAGAGTGCAAGATTTCTATAAATTAAATCAAACACCTGAAGAATCAGGTTTGTATTTTATGCCTCGTAAACAATTTGTTCAACGTAACTTTTACGCTGCACAAGGTGGATTAGCAGAGGATGATGATGACGAAGAATTTGCTAGAACAACTGCCGGACTTTCTAGAAGACAAAAACCAACACTTTTAAATATGGGTGGTGGTGCAGGTCAAGCACAAGCAGAACAAATGCTTATGATGGAATATGTTAAATATAAAAATCAGGGCGGAGACATGTCTTTTGAACAATTTGTAAAAGCAGTAATGCAAAGAGGTCAGCCTTCTGGTGCAGGTATGGAACAACCAAGAGCCATGGCTCAAGAAGGTGGGATCATGGATACAGAAGAAGCAGAGATGATTGACATGGGTGGCATGGAAAAAGATTACAGAAACACAGGTGGCTTTGTTGAGATGGGAGAAAAAGAATTAGCAGATGATGTGCCAGCTAGATTAAGTAAAAATGAATTTGTATTTACAGCAGATGCTGTTAGAAACGCTGGAGGCGGAGACATAGACAAAGGCGCAGAAGTTATGGAAAATTTAATGAACAACTTAGAAGCCGGTGGTGAAGTCTCAGAAGACTCACAAGGTTTAGAAGGGGCTCAAAGAATGTATGAACAACAACAAATGTTACAATCAAGGATGATATAATGGCAGTACCTGAATATTTAGAAGATCTTACAAAGGATTATGCAACACAGGCCGCGGCCACGTTTCAAACTCCTCTTGCTCCTGAAACATTTACAGGAAGACAATTTATTGCTGGTGAAGATCCACTACAAACAAGAGCCATCACAATGGCTCAACAAGGTGTTGGGTCTTATCAACCATTTTTAACAGCAGCACAGCAACAACAAGCTACAGCCGCTGGACAATTAGGTCAAGCTGCAGGAACCATTGGTGGACTGGGTGCATTAACCGGGCCTCAAGCTTTTCAACAGTTTATGTCGCCTTACCAACAACAAGTTATTGATACTACTTTAGCAGAATTTGATAGACAAGGTGCATCAGGTGCACAAGCTATTAGAGATGCTGCTGTTGCATCAGGTAATTTTGGTGGCGGAAGAGAAGGTGCACAATTAGGAGAGTTTCAGTCTGGTAGATTAGCAGACAGAGCAGCATTACAGGCACAATTATTACAAGCAGGATTTGGTCAAGCTCAACAAGCAGCACAACAAAATTTTCAAAACGTCGGCAGTATTGCAAATGCACAATCTGGTTTAGCAGGTGCGTTTGGTAATCAAGCACAAGCACAATTAGGTTTAGGAAACTTTTCAAGAACAGGTATGGGTCAAGACATTTCTGCATTAGGGTCACTTGGTGCATTAAGACAAGGATTAGATCAATCTCAACTAGCAGCTGATCAACAACAAGCTAGAGCTATGGCAACAGAACCATACGGAAGATTGACACAATTTGGAAATGTTTTAACTGGCCTTGGTGGAGGTGTTTCTGGTCAACAATATGCAGAGGCTCCACAAACAAGTCCTTTCCAAACAGCACTTAGCACAGCGTTAGGTATTGGTGGATTGTACGGAAAAATATTTGGGTAATCATGGCTAAATCTAAAACTAAAAAAACATCTCTTAAAGATAACCTTATGTTTAAAGCGGCTAATTTAGGTGGAACCGGATACGGTCTTTTTGAACTACTATCTCATATGGGTGCTTTTAAAGATGGTGGTAGAGTTAGAGGATGTGGTGTAGCCAAAAGAGGATTTGGTAAAGCAATGAAGAGGAAGAAATGAAACCATTAAATAGACCAATGTTTAAAATGGGAGGACCTATTAAAGAAGGTATTATGTCAGGTATACAAGAACCTAGACAAGGATATCAAAGAGGTAAGATTGTTTCTAGTATATTAAGTAAAATTCCTGGAGGACAAAAAATTATATCTGGAACTAAAGATATTATACCAAAAACAATAAATAAAATTAAAAATTTTTATAAGACTCCACCGTCTACAAGTAAAGATTTAGTTATATATAATGCAAAAGAAGCTGCAAAGAGAAACCCTGCTTTTTTAACTAACAGATATTTATTTGAAAAAGGTATTAAACCTGTAGCCGGAGGTATTTATAAAACAGGTAAAGCTATTTTACCATACACAGGGGTTGGAACTATTGCAGCCGGTGGTGGGTTAGGTGTCTACAACATGTTGAAAGGCCCTCCAAAGGTGGACGACGATGGAGTATCTGAAATAAACAAACTTAAGGCAGCAATCGGTATGCCAGAAAATTTAACAATTCGTCAAGATATGTCAACAGCTGAGAATATAGCTGATAAACTAAATGAAGATGCTACTAAAACTGCAGAAGAATTAAGAAAAGAAAAAATACAAAGATACAGAGACATCATGGATATTAAAGGCATGAACAAAGATGCTGCATACAATTCTTTGATTGCAGCTAGTCAAGCTATCTCTGGGTCTGGTGATTTCAAAGGTGATATTAAATCTGGTAAATTAATTAATGATATTATTCAAGCAACTAGTAAACAATTTGATAAACCATCTGATATGAAAAAAGCAATCGATACTCTTATACTTAAAGGTGAAATTGAAAAAGACATTGCTTCAGGAAAACCAAGTCCACTTGAAGCACAGATTAACACTGTATCTGAAAATTTAAAAGTAGATAAAGAGACTGCAACTAAAATGGTATTGAAACAACCAACTGATTTAAGATCACAAATAACAGAGGATGCAGCTCTAATGAAATCAATTCCAACTCACGACATCATAGCTAATGCAGCTAAAAAACAAATTCCTGGCGCTATAGTTTTATACAGTGACCTTGAAATCAAAGAAAAATTTGGAGATAATATGGGTGCTGAAGAAATAGTTAGAACAGAAGATGCGTTTAAGAAAGCAGCAGACCCTAGTGGAGTATACATCATTGGAAAAGAAATTGTTGTTGTAGATAAACAAGGCGAACCAACTAAAATATATCCGTAATGAACCATGGCAATACAAAGATCAGACTTATTCTCTACGGACGATTATCGAATTAGTAGAGGAAATAAAATTGGAACAATAGAATCTATGCTATCAGGTGTAGCGTCAGGTTTAATTGCCATACCAAAAGGTTTCTTTTCTTTGGGTGCAAGTCTCATGGACCTTGGTGTCAACAGTGGTAAAGCTGCACAAGTAGAGGCATTCTTTGATGACCTTACAGAATTTGATGAGAAAGCAGAAGCAACAGCTGCTGGTAAAATTACAGAAGCATTAATAAATATAGGTATACCAGGTGGTATTGCATTTAAAAGTGCATCAGGTTTATCTAAAGCAGCTATGCTTGCAGGTAGAAATAATAAGTATGTAAAAATGACAAACCCTGGTTTAATTAAAGGGGCCGACGAAGCACTAGAACTTACAGCTGCAGGTAAAGGCAGACAATTTATAGCTGGTGCGTTAGGTGGTGGTGTAGCAGAAGGTGTGTTTGTTGGTGATGCGGAAAAGATAGGTACATTTGGAGATCTAATAGGTGGACCTACAGAAATAAATAGAACCACAGATAATGATGCAGCCACAGAAATATTAAACAGAGTTAAGTTTGGTACAGAGGGGGCACTATTTACAGGGATACTTGGTGGTGCGGGCACTGTTATTAAAAAAATAACAAACAGAAACAAACAATTAGATACCGCTAACTCTAGCATAGATAGGTGGATAGATAAAGTAGCATCTAAATTTAGAGCTCGTAGTGCTACGACCCAAGAATTTTTTGACATACAACGAGGAACAATCGGTGCACAAGCAGCTGATGCAAACGTAGCTAGAAACTTATCTAGAAATTTAGATGTTAATATAGATAAATTATTTCCACCCATGCGTACATTATTTAATAAACAATTTGGAAAGGATAGATCTGATTTTTTATCTGATGTAAACGATGCTTTATTATCTGGTGAGGCTAGATTAGGTGATGATGGTATTGCAAATTTTGGAGCTATGGATGATGCTGCAGTTAAAAAAGTTAAAGACAGTATAAAAAAATTTGCACCTGATGCGGCCACGGCAAAACAATTAGAAGAACAAATTCTTGGTGGATTAAACACCATGAGAGACAAATGGTCTGAGTTGTTTTCTATGTTAGGAGGAAAAATAGATACTGGAGATTTATCAGAATTTAAAAGATTGTTTGGTAATAAATTTAAAAATTATCTTGGTTCCACTTACGACATTTTTCAAAATAAAAGTATTTTACCATGGATGAAATACAAACCTTCTGCTCAATTAATAGAAAAAGCTAAAGTATTATTTAAACAAAGTGCAGACGAGGCCGGAAAACCAATTTCAGATTTAGAAGCAGAACAGATTGTTTCAGGTATTATAAATAATCCCATACTACCTAAAGGTTTAAGAATGGATAGACCCTCTGATGCATTATTTAAAATTCCAGATTTTTTTGTAAACAGAACTGTATTAGATGAAGCTGTTACAAGGTCTAATGAAAACATAATTTCTATTGCAGACTTAGCTAGAAAAGAAGATATTAAATTATTTAATGATTTGTTTGGTAAACAAAAAAATCCTATGCAAACTATGATCGGCGGCATGGCTAAACTATCTTTAATTACAAGACGTAACTTATTCTATGATGATCTTATAAAAAAGAATGACGAAGTAGTTGCTAATTTTAATGCTGCTACAGATAAAAGAGCTGTTGCTCAACCTATGTTCGCTAGATCAGAGGCAGAAGCAAGAGCATTTTTTGGAACTGATTATAAAAGAATAGAAATAATTGATCCAGCGCAAAGATTAAATGTTAATATTGCTTCGGGTGCAAGTAATCCTTTTGGAGATATTAAAGTTCCTTACTACGCAAGACCGGGTGTTGCAGATGCTTTAGCAGAAACCAGTTTAGTTACTCAAACAAGTGGAACGTTAGGAAGACTCTATGAAAGTTTAGTATTATACCCTAAAGCCACATCACAAATTGCTAAAACAATTTTATCACCTGTTACACATTTAAGAAACTTTGTTAGTGCTGGGGCTTTTGCTGCAGCAAACGGTATTTTACCGGCAGCAGATCCCGCTGCTATTAAACAAGCATATCAAGCATTACAAACAGGATTAAAAGGTACAAGACAACAAAACGATTTGTATCAAGAATTATTAAAATTAGGTGTTGTAAATTCTAACGTAAGACTTGGAGACTTATCTAGATTGTTAGAAGATGTAAACTTTGGTGAAACTATGACATCTGATAAAGGTATGAGATTATTATTAAAACCATTGTCTAAATTAAAATCTGTATCACAAGACTTGTACACAGCTGAGGATGACTTTTGGAAGATATATTCATGGGCCATAGAAAAAAATAGAATAGAAAAATCTTTTGAAAAGATAGGTGTAACAAGAGGACAATTTTTTAAACGTAATGGTGTTGATGTAAGACTTGATGAAAATTTTTTAAAACAAGAAGCAGCTGACATCGTAAGAAATAATATACCTAACTACGATTATGTATCTGATTTTGTAAAAGGTCTAAGAAAATTACCTATTGGTAACTTTGTATCGTTTCCAGCAGAGATAGCTAGAACAGGTACAAATATTGTTAGACGTGCACTCAGAGAAATAAACGAAGAAATTACTTTGCCTAATGGACAAACTTTCAAACCCTTTGAAGGCATCGGATATACTAGATTATTTGGTTTTACTACCACGGTTGCAGCTGTACCAGTGGCCACAACAGCAGCTTTCCAGGCCATATACGACGTCACAGACGAGGAAAGAGAGGCCATTCGTAGGTTTGTAGCCCAATGGTCTAAAAACTCTACGATACTGCCTATAAAACAAAATGATGGTAGTTTTAAGTACGTAGATTTTAGTCATGCTAATGCATACGATACATTAATAAGACCCCTACAAACTGTAATTAATTCTGTTCAAGACGGCAGAAGAGACGAGGATGGTATCATGGATGATTTTCTTAAAGGGGTATTTGAAGCAACAAAAGAATTTGGCCAACCATTTATATCAGAATCTATTTGGACTGAAGCTGCATTAGATATTATAGCTAGAGGTGGTAGAACAAGAGAAGGTTTTCAAATATTTAGTGATCAGGATACTGATGGAGACAAGGCTAGTAAAATATTTGCACACTTAGTAAAAGCACAAATGCCTTTTTCAGTAGACCAATTAAAAAGATTAGACAGATCTATTAAGGATGTAGATGTAATTACTAAAGGTAAGTTTGATGAGTATGGTCAGGACTATGAGTTTGGTGATGAGTTTGCTGGTTTGTTTGGTTTTAGAGCTGTCAACGTTAATCCTGAAAGAGCCATGAACTTTAAAGTTGCAAACTTTCAAAGGGGTGTAAGGGATTCAAGAAGTTTGTTTACTAGAACTGCATTAAAAGGTGGACCGATAGAACCAGTAGAAATTGTAGACGCATATATAAATGCTAATCGTGCAATGTTTGATGTTAAAAAAGAATTAAAAGGTGACATGGATGCTGCAAGATTATTAAATATATCTGATGAAGGTTTTGCTAGAGCACTAGACAGAGTTTCAAACATAGAACAAAGTGCAATCGACAATAATATTTTTAGACCATACGTTTTATCTTTAGAGGTACAACGAGCGATGGCAGAAAACGCTGCTAGAATTGGAGTAGCAAATCCTTATGATATTGCAGCAGAAGCCATAGCAGATTTACAAGGACAATTTTCTGAACTTAATTTAACACTACCTGAGTTCCCTGTATTTGCAAACCCATTACAACCTATTATGCGAGACACACCGTTAGGACCAACAACACTTAATTTACCTACAATTAATACAGATCTTGTTAGTAGTCAGGTGCAGGGGTCTAATTTTAACAACTTGACAACAGAACAAAAATTATCAATATTGTTTCCAAATGACTAAAAACGCATTACAAAAAATTGAAGAACATGAAAAGCTATGCAGAATAATGCAGAAGCAAACGCATGATAAAATACATAAGATAGAAGATCAAATAAATCGTATAGAAAGTATTTTATTAGTATGTACTGGTGCTTTAATTACCGGCATGGGGTACATTATATTTAGTTTGGTATTACAATAATGAATTTGAGTCGTAACTTCAGCTTGTTAGAGCTGACTAAATCAGACACAGCTATCAGGCGCGGCATTGACAATGAACCCAACGCTGATCAAGTAGACAAATTAAAAGAGTTGTGTGAAAATATTTTACAACCCGTTCGGGACCACTTCGGCAGAGTTAAGGTGACCAGCGGATTTCGTTCACCAGAATTATGTGCTGCAATTGGCAGCTCTGCAAATTCACAGCACGCCAAAGCCGAGGCCGCAGACTTCGAATGTCCTGGAGTTGACAACGCTGAGCTTGCTGACTGGATACATAGAGAACTTCCTTATGATCAACTTATCTGCGAGTTCTACACTCCCGGAGAACCCAACTCGGGATGGATTCATTGCAGTTACATACCTGAAGGTAGACGCGCATCATATCTATGGGCGTATAAGTCTGAGGGAAAAACTAAATACAAGCCTGTATTAGGATCAGCTAAAGACCTAATTTAAAATCAAAAGATATAATTCTTTTTTTAAACTTAAGTAAGTTAGGTTCTGTATAGTGATATAAAAATTGTGGTATGATAACAATGTCACCCTCATTTACTGACGGTCTAAACAATCTAGACTTATCATTATCATCATTCCATGGTTGGATATAGGTAGTAGGAGGAGAATCTTTGTGCATATCTAAGTATAGGATACCACAATAACCTCTAGAGCCATGATTGTGGGGGGCATGATAGTCTCCTTTTTTATAAGTAACTGACCACGCACCATACAGATCTATAAAATCATCATGCTTTCTTCTAACTATTTTAAGTTCGTCTTTAAAAATTTCTTTAAACTCTTTACAAAAACCATCTTTAAATCTGCTAGTAGAAAAGTTTTGTTGTCTTACCTCTGGATATTTTTTTAAAACTTTTTTAATTTTTTCTTTTTTATTTTTAAAATCAGAACACTCAATCTTTAAAAAATCTATTTTAAAAATAGGTTCTACGTAAAATTTTATATCCATTCTTTTAACTCCTCTCCCATTATTTGAGTTGCTATATTAACTTTCTTACGTAAAGCTTTTACTATCCTAGTATCTACTGTATCTTCACAAATAATATCTATGTATGTCATAGGCTTTTCTTGTCCGATACGATCTATCCTAGCCTCTGATTGCTGTCTTTTCTCCAGGTCATAACCATTAGAATAATATATCATTGTTGATGCAGCCGTAAGTGTAATACCGTAACCACCAGTCTGAGTCGTGCCTATAAAAAAACGAACCGGGGACCGGGGATCTTGGAATTTTTGTATGTTATCTTGTCTGTCTTCTTGTGGTGTCAGACCATAGTAATCTACAAAACTATTTTCGCCATATTTTTTAACTATCTCCTGGATAATCCTATGGACATCTCTTTGAAAGTGGGCCCAGATAACAACTTTACCCTCTATCTCATCTAATACATCCATCAATTCTGTTAATCTATTAGTAGGAATTTCTACCAGAGTGCCGTCGTCAGCTGTAAAGTTACCACAAGTTATCTGTTGTAGTCTCATTAACTGAGTTAATACTGTTGCCGTAGTCATAAGCTTACCATTAAAACTAGTTGCAGCTAGTCTACTCATTTCTTTATATGTTTTTAATTGATCTGGTGTAAGCGTGACTGTTCTTTTCATAAAAGTTTTTCTAGGTAAATCTAAACACTCATCTTTTAAAACTCTGTAAGAAAAAGGTTTTAGTTTTTCTGACAGCTCTTCTAGATTTCTATAACCAGTAACTATTTGAACAGACCTGCCACTAAAGTTTGCAGTCTTCATGACTGCATATCTAGTTCTAAAAGAATAGTAAGAGTCGTGGCCCAACAGACCGGGGCACAGGAATTCACATTGTTTGTATAAATCTAAAGGTGATTTAGTTACAGGAGATCCTGTAAGTATTCTATTATATTTAGTTGCCAAACCTAGTTTACAAATATTTTTTGTACGTTTTGCGTCTGGGTTTTTTATAGTTGTAGACTCATCGATAGCCATCATAGCTCTGTGAGAAAATAAAAATTTTGTTGCAAAGTCTACACCTTTTTGAGTCGACAATGCTTCAACATTCATCACGAGTATGTGTAAATCTTCACCTGTTTCAAACAAACTATCTAATGCAGCAGTTTGTTTTTTTGTAATTAACGGTTGCCACAAAACTGTTTTATGTTCTATGTGGTCTACCAGGTGTGCAGGTATTTCGCCTTCATACCAATTTTTTACTACACCTTTTGGTGCCACAATTAGGACACCATTTATTTTACCATTATCATAAAGCATAGATATATTATCTATTAATACTTTTGATTTACCGGTACCCATTTCCATAAAGTATGCAAAATAGGGTTTGTCCCAAGACATCTCTAATGCCTTTATTTGATGAGCGTAGGGCTCTGTCTTAAATTTATATTTCATAATTTTTCTTCTTTCTGGTTGACAAGTATATAGAACATCCTATATTGTTTGTCAATGTTAGAAAGAAAGAAGATAGTACATGTTATACAAGAATTGCCTGGTACAAGAGCAGGTGCACCAAAAATAAATATTATGAGTGCTAAAGAGTATGGAGATTTAAAATTTTTACTTCCAGAATTTTCACAAATAATATTTTCTCCTGGACCATTAGTTTTTAAATTAAGAAAACTTTTAAAAGATTATACTCCAGAAGATTATCTTTTGTTAACCGGTGATCCAGCAATAATTGGTATTGCGTGTTCTATTGTTTCTGATATTACAAATGGTAAATTCAATCTATTAAAATGGGACAGACAAGAGAGAGTCTATTATCCCATTAGAATAAATTTATACGAGAAAGGAGAGATTAATGATTGATTTTGAACAAGACCAACGAGAAGAATTAGATGGTGCAAACGATGCAAATAAACTATCTGATCAAGTTGTAAAACTACAGCAACTAGAAAATGAGTTGCTAACAAAAGAAGAAGAACTAAAAGAATTAAAAAGAAAAGTAGACTTAGTATCTGGTGAGGTAATACCGACCATGATGCAAGAGATGAATATTTCTACATTGAAGTTAGCAGACGGAACTTCAGTAGAGGTAAAACCAGTCTACGGTGCTTCTATTCCTAAAGCAAAACAGGAAGAAGCATACACATGGCTTCGAGAAAACGGCCTAGGTGATTTGATTAAAAATGAAATCACTGTTGCCTTTGGTCGTGACGAAGATAACAAGGCACAGCAATATGCTGTCCTTGCGCAAGGTCAAGGGTACCAGCCTGTCCAGAAACTCAAGGTTGAGCCTATGACACTTAAAGCATTGGTCAGAGAGCGTCTAGAGTCTGGACAAGAGATGCCCTCTGATCTTTTTAATATGTTCACGGGCAACAGAACAAAAATAACAAGGAGCAAATAAACATGAACCAAGTAGCAGAGAAAAAGACTGCAGGACTTCCTTCAAATATGTTTGAAGAAGATGCAGCAAAAGGTTTGGGTGCAATAGGTCAAGAAGATCTAGCCCTTCCTTTTCTAAAAATCCTTGGACAACTTTC